GAAAGGAACTCGTTACGAATCCGAGCGTTCAATATTTGACTCGCGTTCAATAGCGTGGGCGTTACTGAACTCGCTAAACAACTCGGCTGCACCAAAGGCCTCGTCTCCATGCTGGTCAAGCGCGGGATGCCGACCGGATCGGTAGATGCCGCGAATGCCTGGCGCGCCATCAACGCTCCGCCGCGCAACCGCAAAGACAAAGCCAACCGAGCAACGCCGCCGCCGAAGGCTACCCCGGCACCGGCTCAACCGCTACAAACGCAACCGCCCGCCGCCAAGGTATCAAATGATACCAAGCCCGCGATTGAATCAGCCAACACGCCGAAGCTCTCGCTTGATCGTGCGATCGCTGCCGAGGATGCCGCTCATCAGAAACTAAAAGAAATCGAACTCGGAGGCGGATCGATCGAAGACTACCGCAAGGCCAATCAGGTTTACATCGCGGCCAGAAACAACAGGGTGAAAGCACAGAAGGATTTCGATGAGTGGCAGCGGATGCAACAAATCACGATCTTCACCTCGGAGGGCTTGGAGTTTCTTCAAAGAATCCTGCTTCCCGTCCGGCAGATGGCCGAGGTCATGCCAAAAACCATGGCCCCTCGTTTGGCGATGCAGCCGCAAAAGGTGGTCGAGAAGACCTTGTTCGAGTGGAGCGCTCGGTTGATTGAGAGCGCAAAAGACGAGATATGGCCGAGGGCATTGAAGTCTTAAAGCAAGGGGCCAACTCGATGCTCGCACCGATCGACACCCGAACGGTCTGCGAGTGGTGCGAGGACGAGGTCATGCTATCGGAGCGCCAGACTCAATCCCCAGGGCATTTCAGCACTGACCTTACCCCCTACCTGCGCGAGCCGCTTGAGTGTTTCGGCGATGTCGATGTTTCCGACCTCGTGTTGGTCTTCGGCACGCAGACCGGCAAGACCACGATGGTCCAAGCAGGCACCGCCTGGCGCATCGTGAACAAGCCACAGCCCGTCGTGTGGGTCATGCCCACCGAAGGCCTCGCTCGATCGTTCTCCGAAACCCGCTGGCTCCCGCTCTTCGACGACAGCGCCACGCTCCGCGAGCAAATCCCCAGCGACCGGCACAAATTCAAAAACCTCGAGCAGCATTTTTCGCGGTGCTCACTCGTCTTCGTCGGCAGCAACTCCCCGGCGAACCTCGCCAGCCGTCCCGCCGGTCTCCTGCTCATGGACGAGGTGGACAAATTCGCCCGCGAGACCGACCAAGAAACCTCCGCGCTTTTCCTCGCAGAGAACCGCACCAAGTCCTTCGTCGGCGCGCTTCGCGTCAAGACCAGCACGCCAACCACGCCAGACGGCGCGATATGGCAGGAATACCAGAAAGGCACGCAGGAGAAATTCATGCTCGCCTGCCCGCACTGCCACGAACGCATCGAGCTTTTGTGGGAACAGGTCAAGTGGGACACCGACGCGAAAGTAGCAGGCAAGTGGAACATGGCCCGAGTCGAAGAATCCGCGCGCTACATTTGCCAGCGGTGCGGAGGCGAGTGGAACGACGGCCAGAAAATCGAAGCCCTGCAAGACGGCAAATGGCAGGCCACAAACCCCAGCGCCCAGCGCGGCTTTCGCAGCTTCCACCTAAATTCCCTCTACGCGCCGTGGCGCTCCTGCACCTTCGGCGCGCTCGCAGTGAAATTCCTACGCGACAAAGACACGCTCAACGGCCTGCAAGATTTCACGAACAGCACGATGGCCATGCCGTGGGAGCAGGTCGAGACCAGCATCGGCGACGCCAACATTCTCAGCCTGCGCGGCGACTACACGCGCGGCACCTGCCCGATCGAGCCAACGCACATCGTCACCTGCGCCGACATCGGCCAGGACAAACAGCACTGGACCACGGTCGCCTTCGACGCCAACGGCCAGAGCTATGTCCTCGACTACGGCACCACGCTCACCATCGAAGACCTCCTCGCCGACTCGCCCCGCCGCATCTACCGCACACCCAGCGGGCAGGAAGTCCGCCCCGAGTGTGGGCTGATGGATTCCGGCTTCGCCACCTTCCGCGTTTACACCGCTTGCCAAGTCAGCGCCGGATTCTGGCACGCCGCCAAAGGCTCCGGCGCAACCTTCGGCAGCCGCATCGGTCGCACCGTCATCGACGACTTCCCCGGCGTCGTGCTCTACACCTTTGTCGACCACGCCATCAAAACGGAACTCTTCATCGACCGCATCCGCAACGGCAAGCCCCCGCTCGCCATCCCGCGCGACACCACCGAAGACTTCCTTCGCGGCATGAGCGGCCAGCGCCTCGTTCCCCGCAAGACCGCCACAGGCCAAGAGTTCGTGTGGAAATCCGTGGCGCAGGATCACTACATGGACGCCGTAAAACTCTGCCATGTCGCCTGGCACATCTTGAAAAACTGACCTGTGAAAAAATCCCAACTCTGGAAAATCTACACGGCAAAAAATCCCGCTTTCGAGCGCGATGGAAATGTTACTTTGTCAACGCGCGGCCTGCGCAAGCTCTTCGACCAGACATGGGACTTGGCCTACCACGAAGGCGAAGACGAGATCGAAGCCCCGCCGGTCACCGACTCAAAAGGCGTGGACGACCTGCGCAAAATCTTCGGCATGTTCTGAGCATTTCGGTGCGCTCACCGATATGATCCCCGAACTTTTCTCCGAACTTTTCTCCGAACCTTTTACCTGAACCGCCCGCCGAGCTAGGTTTTAAGCGGCTCCGCAAGCCTTCAAAAATATTTTCATTTTCTTGAAAAAAAGTTGTTGACGAGAAATCAAGTTCGTGAGATTGTCATCCCAGATCGAAGCCACCACGGCAGAGACAAAAACCAAAAACCAAAACGAAAAATGAAACTCATCGAATCAAACACTACCCTGACCGCTCGCAGCATTTGTGATTATGACTGCATCTTCTCGCTGACGGTTTTGAACCGCAAAGGTTCCTTTGCCACCATCCGCTTTCAGGGAAATGAAAAGCGCGTAAAAGTCAAAAACGATGGCGACTGCGAATATGTAAAGCCCGGCAATTACTCCATGGCCCCAATCTTCCGCGCCGCCTAACACCCACCCGGCGCGGGTTCGATCCCCGCGCCACCACCCAACACGACAAAAATGAAAACCTCAGAAAAACAACTCTACAACGCCCTGGCTTACCTTGTCATTTTCGGCAAGCAGTTGAAAAACACGCTTGAGGAGCTGACCTTCGCGATCGAAAAATCCGAGAGCCTTCTCATCGCCCACAACCTCAAAACCTCCACCCGCTCGAAAAAATGAAAATCACAACCGCGCAAACAAGGCACAAAGACTGCCCAACCTTTAAAGTCTCCGCTGACGGAGTGCAAATCGGCTTCGTTTTCGAGACCCGTTACTCATGGGGATACTGCAATGCACGCCGTGGAGGTCTGCCTAAATCATGGGTAGCCACCGAAGCCAAAGACAAAGAAGACGCGATCGAAAAACTACTCGAGGCTGATGCTGGTTTGATTGAGATGAAAGAATCCCTACTAAAGACCGGAGAATGGACAGCCAGAAAATGAAAAAAACAACCACCCACGGCGGCCCGCGCAAAGGATCGGGCCGCCCCAAAGGAGCGAAGAGCAAGAACGCCAAAGGCCGGACAGCCGTGACGCGATCCGTCTCCATGCAGCCCGAATCGTGGGACAAGCTCGACCGCCAGCGCGGCGATCAGTCACGCGGCAAGTTTATCGAGAGCAAACTCTGATACAATTATTATGACTTATACCTCATCCGGTATAATCAAAGACTATCTCCGTTGCCGTATATCTCATCGGGCTTGATTAGATATCCCCCAGCAAAACCAAGTCACGCTTGAACAACTCGCCAGATTCTAATCCCCTCTGTGCTCTCTGTGTCCTTTGACTCGCTCGCTCCCGCGAGTCTCGCCCTTCGGGCCAACCTTCGGTTGCTCTACCTCCCGCCTGCCACGGCGCTCGGTTGTGGTTAAACCTCTGAATCTTTGACACGCCCCCTCGGGCGTGACCGACCTCGACAAAATCAGCGGCGTTAAATCCTACCTCCGCCGCACCAAGACCACCGCCGAACTCCAAACCCTCGCCGACGCGGCTTTTCTCTCCGCGTCCGAGGAAGTCGTCATCACCAGCATCAGCGGCGACGGCACCGCATCGAGCGGACAGGTCAGTTTCCCCAAGTGGCTCCTCCTCCAAGCCCTCGAAGAAATCCTCTCCGAAGGCCCCGACGGCCGCCAACTCTTCGCCATCGCTGACCGCTCCCGCTACGGGACCATGATTTGACACGCGCCCTCGGGCGTGCCGTCAAAAATCAAAAAATCAAGTTCCTCTTGGGGAGGATCACGCCCCGGAGCAGGCCGCCCGCGCAAGCTCGACGCCAAAGCCGCCGCCTTCGAAGCCGCCCAGCCCTCTCTGAATCGCGGCCTCGTCTGGATTCCCACCACCGATCCGAAACGCGAACTGACCGCCCACACGCGCCTTGAAATTCTCCGACTCTCCCGCTGGCTTTACAACAACGCCCCGCAGGCCACCTACCTCGTCGAACACCTCGCCCAGCGCGCCATCGGCACCGGCATCGTCGTTCAACCCAAAACCTCGAACACCGAGTGGAACAAAAAGGTCGATCAGTATTTCGAAGATCGCAACTGCGCCGAGGCATGGGCCTTCGACGCGTCCAGCCAAGTCAATTTCTACACCGCGCAATCCCTCATCCTCCGCCAAGTCGCCATCGACGGCGACTTCTTCGCGCAGTTTTTGAAAACCAAAGACGGAGCGGCCCGCGTCCGTTTCCTCGGCGGCGAGTCCATCGGCGGCGCCGGTTCTTTCGCCACCGATTCACACGACGGCGTCATCCTCGACCGCTTCGGCGCACCCGTAGCCTACACGCTCAACAGCGAAGACGGCCTCCGCATCCCCGCCGAAGACATCCTGCACTTCCGCCACATCCGCCGACACTCCCAGCCCCGTGGCGTTTCGTGGTTCCACGCCGCCGCCGCCAACCTCCGCGACATCTCCGAAATCAACGCATTCGTTAAGGGCGCGTATAAGGCAGGCGCGCAAGTCGGCTACATGATCACCTCCACCGAAGTCGCCAAGATCGGCCTCGGTGCTGGAATGAAAACCACCAGCAACGAAGTCGGCGACCTCACGACCACCGACCTCCCGAACGGCATCCTCCTCCCTCGCCTGAAGCCAGGCGAAAAGCTCGAAGCCTTCAAAAACGATATCCCCGGCCAGACCTACGAAGCCGTCATGCGCGCCCTCCGCTCCGATGTCGCCTTCGCCATCGGCCTCCCGCCCGAAGCCATGATGGTCAATGTCGGCCTCGCAGGAACAGAGCAGCGCGCCGTGCTTGAGGTCACACAGAATTTCCTCGAGCGCCTGCAACAGCAGGTCATCGATCAGTTCTGCCGCCCCTTCTACAAATACTGGCTCTGGCATGAAATGCAGGCCGGTCGCCTTGAATACCCAGGCGATGATTGGTGGCGCCACGAATGGCTCGCTCCCCGCAAGATCACGGTTGATTCCGGCCGCGACGCCCGCGCTTACAGCGAACAACTCGACAAGGGCCACCTCTCCCCGACCCGCTACTACAACATGCTCGGCCTCCGCGCCACCGAGGAAGAGGACGATGTCATCGACACCTTCCTCCGCCGCAAAGCCAAGTGCGACGCCCTCGGCCTCGATGTTTCGCAGGTCTTCCCGAACTCCCTCCGCAACGGCATCGCCGCCCAACAACCCGCCGAGCCGGATGACGACGAGGAACCATCTCAACCACCCGCACAACCATGACCACACCCACATCCACCCCGAAATTTTATGCTCTGGAAAAAACCGCAGACAACGAAACCACCGTCACTCTCTACGACGAGATCGGTGCTTTTGGCGCAGGCTCGAAAGAGTTCCTCGCTGACCTCGGCAAACTCTCCGGCCAACACATCCACCTGCGCATCAACTCGCCCGGAGGCAGCGTCATCGAAGGCACGGCCATCTACAACGCCCTCCGCCGCCACGAAGGCGGCTTGACCGTCCACATCGACGCCATGGCCGCCTCGATGGCCTCGGTCATCGCCATGGCAGGCCAGCCAGTCTACATGGCCGACAACGCCCTCCTCATGATCCACAACCCGTGGACCGTCTCGATGGGCGAGAGCAAAGACCTCCGCAAAGAAGCCGACCTCCTCGACAAACTCAAAGTCAATCTCCGCAATGCCTATGTGCGCAAGACCGGCATGGAGGCCGACCGCATCGCCGAGATGATGGACGCCGAAACATGGCTCGACGCCGTCGAAGCCGTCGCCCTCGGATTCGCCGATGCGATCGAGGAAGGCGTCGCCGCCGCCGCCACCGCGACCCCCGCCCAACTCCGCGCCCGATTTGACAAGTTCGCGCAGGGCATGACCCAGCCCGAAACCCAAGAGCCCGCCGCTCCCGAAGTCCTCGAGGAGCCAGCCGCCACCGTCGTCAGCGAATCCGCCGATTCGTCCACTCCGTCTGATTCGTCCGATTCCACGGAGCCAGCCGCCGAGCAGCCCGCAGAAGTCGAGCCAACACCCGAGCCAGAGCAACCCGCTCCCGCCGAACCACAAGCTCGTGCCACCGCAGCCGATGCGATCCTCGCTAAATACAACGAAGTGATCGCCCGCGCCGAAGCCGCCGAAGCTCACGCCAAAGCAATCGAAGCCAAGCTCGACCTCGTGAAGGGCGAACTCGCCACCAAGTGCGAAGACCTCGACCGCCTCGAGCGCTCCCTCGGTCTCTCACCTGCCCGCGTCGTTCCCGCCGTGGATCAAGTGCAAGACTCCGGCTCGATCTACGACCAATGGAAAAACTCCACCGGAGCCGACAAGACCCGGATTTTCCGCGCCAACCGCAAGGCCCTCGAAGCCCACGCAAAACTGCACGGCGTTTGACACCCCACCACTCACGAAACCCAACAACCTAACCACCACCACCCACTAATATGGCCACCACCATCTCATCCGAACTCAAACTGAATGTCGTCCTCGACAGCGCGCTCGTCGCACTGCGCGAGTCGCTTCTCCCGCTCAACTCCTTCTCGACCGTGTTCAACTCGGTTCCGCTGCAAGGCACCGACAAGATCGCCGTTCCCTTCTTCCCTCTAGCCACTGACGCGACGAGCGACTTCAACGGCACCTACGCGTTCAACGATTCCAACGCGATCAACTCCCGCGAGATCACGGTCAACAAGCGCAAATATCAGGCGCTCTCGTTCACCTCGAGCGAACTCGCCCGCCAGCCCTACTTCAACCCCGAGCAACTCGGTTTCTTGAAAGGCCGCAAACTCGCCGAGGACATCCTCCGCGACATCCTCTCCGTCGTGACCCTCGCCAACTACGGCGCGGCGATCCACACCGGCGCGGCTTCCGCGTTCGATTCGGATGACCTCATCACCATCAAGACTGCGCTCGATCAGGCCAAGTGGTCCAAGACCAGCCGCACCATGATCCTCGACAACGCCTACGAAGGCGCGCTCTTGAAGGACAGCGCGATCAAAAACGCCGCCGCAGTCGGCAGCGCCACCGCGATCCAAAACGGACGCCTCCCGCAGATCGCTGGCTTCGATATCGTCGGCACGAACCTCATCCCCGGCAACAGCCAAAACCTCGTCGGCATGGTCGCACTCCCCGAAGCGATCTTGGTCGCCTTCTCGCCCATCAAGCCCTCCGCTGGTGTGCTCAACCACCTCACAGCCTACGAGACCGCCGTCGATCCCGAGACCAACCTCACGATCGAATACCGCAGCTGGGCTGACCCCGACACCGACACCGAGAAGCAAGTCCTCGAGGTCAACTACGGCTATGCCCTCGGCCACGCCGCCGCCCTCAAGCGCATCGTCTCGGCTTAATCCTGATGCGCCTCGGCCTCACACTCACCCGCACCGGCAACACTTGGAAGGTCGAAGCCCTTCCGAGTGTCCCGCTCGCCGACCAGCTCGCCGCCTTCAAGGCCAAGCAAGTCGCCGGCGAGTTGACCGCAGACGAAACGCTCGTCGTCTCCCTCGGCGACACCATCAAGCGCCACATCTGCAAAGCCAAGCCCGCTCCCGCCGTTGAGGTGGAAGCCGAAGAGTCGCCCAAGCCCAAAAAGAAATAACCAGTCCGCGGCCGCTACCTGCACCGCACCCGCACAAAGCCCTCGCCGGTCTCACTCCCGGCGGGGGCTTTTCTTTTTCCCCTCCGTGCCTCCGTGCCTCCGTGAGAGCAAATCTTTTGACACGCCGCGAGGTTCGTGTCGCCCGCATCCCGCAACAGCCTCGCCATCCGCTCCGCGCAACTGCGCCAAGCCGCGCACGGCACGCCGGTCAAATTTCGCCAGGCTGAAATCCGCGTCGGCCTCGCCCCCGTCTCCATCGGCCTCGACCTCGAAACCGGCGGCCTCCGCCAAGGCGGCGAGTTCAGCATCCGTTTCCTCGCCGCCGACCTGCAAAGCCCACCCCGCCGAGGCGAAGCCGTCACCTTCTCCGGCAAGACCTATTTCCTCTCGCAGATCAGCGAGACCCACGCCCCCGGCGAATACCTCGCCACCATGTCGCCAGGAGGTGCCGCGTGAACATCCCCGTCGAAACCTCCCTCGCCGCGTGGCTCCGCGCCCTGCCCGACTTTGACGGCATCCCCGTCCACACCGGCCAGAGCGCCGAGACCATCCCTCAAGACCAAAGCGTCCTCCTCGCCGGTTGCGAATCCACCGAAGCCGTCGCGCGCGGATTCTACAAAGCCGCCGCCTCGATCGTCCTCGTCACCCCCGCCGTCATCGAAGGCTCGCTCGAAGCCCACACCGCCCTCGCCGACTCCCTCCGCTCGTCCCTCCTCGCCGCGACCGATCTCGCCGACGCCTTCGCGCCCGATCTGACCCTCGCCGGAGCCGACCTCCGCTCGGTCGATGACACGCAATCCGATGGCCGGTGGGTCACCACCGCCGCTCTGACGCTGGCCTTCACCGCGTCCGGCATTTGACACGCGCCTCCCTTCCGAAACCCGCAACCACCAACCAACTCACCACCATGGCCGCCACACTCTACCGCTCCACCGCAGTCAGCTCCGCCGAATACGGCACGCCCAATGTCACAGGGCTCATCGTCACCAGCTTCAGCGTCAACGAAACCGCTTCACTTTCGGAGGTCAAGGATGACCAGGGCGGAGTTGTCGCCGTGGCGGTCGCCGAGCCAATCCAAGAAATCTCCATCGAAGGAATGCGCACCGGCACCTTCTCCGCTTCGGTCGGCAGCGCGTTGACCATCACGATGCCCGCCTCCGTGGATCTCGGAGCGACGACCATCGTCACCGGCCTCACGAGCAACTTCGCCGCCGAGCAGTTCGAGACCGTCTCTCTGACCGCCCGCTCTTACCAGACCACGATGACGGCTTCCTAAGCCAGCCCGCACCCAGCGCCCGGAGCGGATTGATTCACCGCTCCGGGTTCCCCATCACGACAAATGACGACAAAACCTCTCGCAGTCTTTTCCACCCGCGACCTCAAGCTAGCCACGATTCTTTTGACGCTCGGCTTTGAGCCAGAGAACCCCGCCGCTCCCGCCACGCGCATCCGTCGCGATTCCGGCGACGAAACGACCGTCTTCCACTTCCTCGCCAATCACCCGACCTCCGGCCAGCAGGCCAACCAGGTCATGGAGTGGTTCCGCGACGCCGACATTTTCCTCGAGAAAAACCCCGAGCACCCCGTCGCCTACCTCATCGCCGCCCTCCGCAACCGCGACGCCCTCGTTTCGGTCGTCAAAGCCACCCCGCGCCAGCTCGTCTTCGAGCGCAACGGCAAGATCGTCTCGATCTCCGAGAACGCCACCGAGGCCGACAAGAAGCGCTTCGCCAAATTTCTATGAAAAAAAACAACGACAAATCCACCACCAACGAAACCCTCGAGACCGACGACGAAGCCCTCCGCGAGCAAGCCATGCGCGACGGCACCAAGCGCGTCGGCAAGTTCAAGCTCCGCCCCTGCGTCCCCGGCACCATCTCCATCATCCGCTCGAACCTCCTCGAGAAGCGCGATGAATTTTGGTTCGTGGCCGCCTTCGCCTTCGTCCACTCCGCGCCGCTCGAGGATGTCCTCGCCGTGGACTCCGACCCCGAGGAATTCAACCGCGCCGTCCGCCGCTGGCAGCTCGAGAACATCGCCGACCTCGACGATCAAAACGACCTCTCGAAGCTCGTCTCCGCCGCCTGGGATCGCGTGAACGCCGCCGAGACCAAGGCCAAGCACCCCTCCACCGGAGCCCCAACCTCGGGGGAGTAGCAAGCCCCAACTGGCTCGCCTCTTATGTCTACCGATTGGCCAGCATCACCGGTTGGGGGTTCCAAGCCTGCATGTGGGAAGTCCCCTTTGCTGCCGGGCTGCAAATCCTGGACGCCGATTCA